CAATGACTCTAGGTGGAGTCTCATTTGGATAAATGTTAATTAGTTTGTCAGTCATTATTTTTTTTTAGTTTTTCTTTTGTAAGGTTTTGCTGTTTTCGCCGAACGTTTAAAGTTAGCGGCGGTGGGAGCACCCTTAGAACCCACCTTTCTCATCTTCTCACCAGAGCCAGCGGCGATCCGCTTTCTCTTGGCGTGTATGTTTGCGTAAAGACCTCTCTTAGCCATTAGCGTTTTTTACCTCCGTGCTTGCAGCCACACTTGCTGCTCTTTTTGGTTTTCTTTTTGTATGCCATTAGCATTTCCATCGTCGCATAGCAAGTGCCTTACGTGTAGGCTTGCCGTTTGGTTTTTTCATTGGACCTTTCATTCCTCTGAATCTTGCACAGAATGATCTCTTGCGTGGACCACCTCCGGGCTGTGGAGCCTTGAGGTTGGAGCCAGTAGCTGCGTTATACTTCTTTCTACCGGCTGCTGTGAGACCTCCCTTACGGCTCTTGTGCTTGCCAATTCTAAGGGAGACATTTCTCTTTCGTACTTTCTTTCGTGCCATTATGGTCCGCCTATACTAGGGTCGAGAGGATTAGACCTTTCTAACCTTAACATTTTAAGTTGTTTTTTTAATGGGTTTGGTTCAGTGTCGTCTATAATTTTAAGAGCTTCGACATAACTTCTTACACCTACAGGCTCTCCTACATTTTTAACAAAACCTTTAGCTATCTTCATCTCGTTGTTAGCTTGTGCTCTTGGAAACACTGGTCCGTGTATCTCAGGGCTGTACATTCCATCAAACTTAAAGTTTCCATTAGGTTCAAGAATGTAAGCTTCTCCGCCTTGATTAATAAAGACGTTGGTTCTTTGTGTTCCAACAAAACCACCACCTCCCATTGCGTCATTAAAATCCATCGCTAGGTCAGGTAACTGCGGACCTTGTGGTTTTATTTGCATAGGATTTAAGTTAAAATGTTTCTTTCTAAACTTATTTATTCTACCCTCAGCACCGGGGAATACCTTGTTAAGGCTATCCATCTGTTGCTGAGTAAGACTAGCTTTCTTAGGAGGTGCTGGTACATATTTTCTTGTTGGATCTTCTTTAGGTGGTGCAGTATAAGGCGATCCTCCATCACCTTGCCGTACAGCGAGATCCCCCTTAACGTGAGGGATCTGGCTATATATTTGATTTATGTTGGTCATCTTAATCTGACCTAACTTATCTTGTATGTCAGAGTAAGCCATGACTATTTTTTCTTCTTAAGAATTTTCTTTTGTACTGCTGTAGGTAGCTTAGATAAACCTTTGCTCATCTTCTTCTTTGGTCTACCTTTTTGTGAACCATAAGTTCCTTTTCCCATCGGCATAATTGTTCTCCTAAAAGTTTACGTTTGGTGATCTTGTAAGTTTGTCCATCACATCTTGACGATATGCTGAATCGTTTTCATAGCGTGGGTCGCCCATAGCTTCTATAACTTCTGCTTGGCTACGGAACTGACTGGTGCTTTGTCTTGGTGCTTTACCTTGTACCATATTTCCATCGTTTCCTACCGCATCATTGTATGCGTAGGCTAGCGATCTGACTGCAAAGAATGCAGCTAGTGGATCTCCTTTCTGCATGACAGCATCAAACATATTAATCTCTTGTTCATTTAGAGATTGCTGTGCCCACTCTATCATGTTACCATAGTTCTCTGCTCCACCTACTACACCTTGTAGTTCTTGTATGTTTTGTTGAGAAAAATCTTTGCCAACTTCTGGTTCAGCTCCTTCGTTTGCCTGTCTGTAATCTAAGTACATGTTAGCAAGATCAGTTGAACTCATCTTACTGATCTCTTCAGTTAACTCTGGACTAAACTCTTCTTGAGTTGTAGACTCTTCCCATATTCTATCTAGTATAGTAGGCTCTGCGTCTCCTTCTGGTTCAGCTTGTGGCTGCTCTTCATTTGGTTGGTTGTTACTAAGTTTCTGTTGCAGCTCAAGATAACCTTTCTCTAACTCTTCGGCACTCTTGTACTTGCCAGCTAGTAGTTGTTCTTGAGCTTGCTCCATCTTCTCACCAACTTCTAGGGAGTCTTGCTCATCTGCTGATAGATTGTCAAGACTTGTAGTCTCAACATTAGACTCCATAGTTAGTGTGTTTCCTTCCATATTATTCTTGTGGTGGTTGTTGTGCCCCCTGCTGTTCTAGTAGCTGAGGGTTTTTAGTTGGGTCCATTAAAGGTGCTTTCATCAGAGCTGGTGTACCTTCGATTGCTGCTTGCTCTGCTTGTTGTGCTGCTGCTTGCTGCTGTTCTTGTTGTACTTCTTGCATGCTCTTCACAAGATTTAATACATCTATACCTTGTGCCGCTGCCAGTCTCTTGATAACCTCTTCTGGGTTTATGTATGTAGTGATAGCTTCTGGTCCCATTGTCTGTGCAATAGTTTGTAAGAAGCCGCCAAGTGCTTGTACATCTTGACCTCTGCCTAGGCTATTTATACCAGCTACAATGATAGGTTTCACCATACCCTTGGGTATACGTGGTATCTCTCCTGTCTTCTGGAATATACTAAGCTTTCTATTTAAATATGGTACTAAGAACTCAACCGTAAGCAGTCCGAATAGGCCGCCAAGCTGTTGCTCTAGTTCCATCTGTGTCATACGTACCTCTTCAGCTGTTGTACGTTCTGACTGTCGAACTGACAGTATCAGGAACGCTTCGTTCAACCGCTTCTCGAGTGTCTGCATGTGCTGCAACGCCGTAGCGAAGTCAGCTGTCTTACCTACTTGTACGACACCAATGTCATCAGGTCTGCCTTGTACGATAGCTCCGTTACCAGCTGCTGCTAGTGTCTGTGGTTTGGTAGTACTAGATGGTGATACAGTAAATACAACCTTAGCGGCTGCTGCACTACCTTCTACTATAGCTTGAGACAACGCTTCGAGAGACTTGAGATCTCCGATGAACTGTCCAACTCTACCTCTACCATAAGCTTCTCCATCTACTGTATTGAAACGTAGTGGTAGCCATGGTGTACTATCTACTGGTGACTTACCTTGTGACCCCGGTAGTCGTTTGTCGTGTACTTCTTGATACCAGACAAATCTGTTGTTGTCTCGCTTGACGTGAGTAAACACATCACATTCTTCTTCATCTGGATCTTCCTCTGAGAGACGCTCGTACATCTTGTTTGGTGCGATGTCTTCATAGTTTGGAATTAGATCCTTATTGATTCTTTCTTTTGTGACAATTTCAATCACCTGTCCGTTACCATCTCGTTCTATTACGAAGCGATTCAGAGGATATAATTTCAGTCCGTCTTTACCCATAAAGATAAGTGCATTACCACCTACAACGAGATGTTGTAATGCTTGGTGTATTACTACACGATCATCTGATGCAGCTATCGCATCAAGGATGGTGCGTTCTATCTTTGCAAAGGATAAGTCTAGTTCTGATTTTACTTGCGGATCAAACTCCTGTCCTAACTGGGATTCATCTAGCTGTAGCTTAAAGAAGCTAGTCTGTGGAGGTACGAGAGATAGTGATAGCTTTGATGCTAACGCTACAACTCCTTTAGCCCCCACGGATTGCCATGGTGTCTTCAGTTGTTTCATACCCTTGTGGTAGTCTTCGTGACCACGCACAAGGTATGGTAGTGTAAGTTTGGTTGCGTCTTCTGCTTCGGTCAAAAACTGGGAACGATCACTGGATAAATTATCATACCTAGATTTTGCTGTCATGATTAAGCTGTTCTTGTAAATGCTCTACGGAACGCACCTCTACGTGGTCCCTGTCTACGCCCAAAGAATCTAAACATAGGATTAAATCCTCCTACTGTCATTGGGTTGTATGCTTGTCGATACGCTTCTTGCTGTATCTGCATTAGTCTATTATTATCTAAGCCTGTCTGCTGATAGGTAGGTCCGGCTGCTGCTGGTGAAACTTCCTCTGGTAATAGAATCTCTTCTGGTGTAAGTGGTGCGGCTGCAAATCTAGCACCTCCTCCGCCACCTCCACGACCTGTAAGATCAGGAGCTCTACCAACTGAGTCAGCCAACTCCTTATCATTTTGTAATCTAAAATTGACACCGGGAATTGTATTTAATATAGTCTTGCCAGCATTCATTGGGCTACCAAATCTGCTAACTTCTAGACCTCGTGCATAAGCATCGCCGCTAGCTACTGGTCCAGACCCAGAGGTTGCATTATCAAATAAATTCTTACGACCTGTTAGTGTGTTGTTATATGCGTCAGCTCTTGCTTCGGATGTATCTCCAAACCTCATGCCAAACTCATTAATGTTTCTAGCGTAGTCATCACCTCGACCGAATCTATCTACGGTTGGTCCAAAGTTAAAGCTCTCTCGTGAACGATCTGATGTGTCTGGATTACTTCCTGAGAAGATAGCTCTCGATGTATTAGCATTAGGATTGTAGTCACCGCCTTCTCTGATTGATCCTAAGCCACCATAGTTTACTCCGCCAACATCTGTGTTGATACCTAAACTTTGAGCAAAGGCGTCTGAGCCTGTAGCACTTTCAAATCGTGTTGACTTAGGTGTACCAATGCCTGCTAGGTTATTAGCTGCTACTAGAGTGCCGGGGTCAGTATTTGTAGATGATAGTTCGTTAATCATTCTCTGAGTTTCAGAGTTTCTATTTAGAATACTATCTAGCAATCCAGGATTTTTTACCTCTGGTCTCACACCTTCTCGTGCTGCTTCACCTTCTTTTAAAGCATCTTGTGTTTGAAAGATGTTAAAAGGATTAATCTTACCCTGTGCTAATAAAGTATCACCACCACCTGTCTTAGGTGGGCTAATTTTTAAAGATTGTGCATACTTAGCTCCGTCTGCTACTGGTCCAACGCCTGATGTCTTCTTAGTAGGTTGGTTCTTTGCTGAGTTCACAGCTTTGGCATAAGCCTTGCCACTTGACACAGGACCTACTCCAGATGTTTTCTTAGAAGCAGATGATGTTGTTGTCTTACCTTTAGCAGCTTGTGATGCTGTGTGTTTAGCCTTAGCCTTAGCCTTGTTAGATGCTTTGTTAGCGGCAGCAGCTTTTGCTGTACCACCGTACTTAGCTTTGTTGGCTACCGCCATCTTCTGAGCTTTAGTCTTAGTCTTCTTCTTACTTTTTTTTCTTCCTCCACCCATTTGTTTACTCCATTGGTACGGGTTTACTTATGACAGAATATGATTCATTCCAGTCACGTTTTGTTGTCATTTTTTTAGCCAAGCCTTTACGACAGTTAGATGATATATAATGACAGCCATTATCTGATGCTATCTCTAGCAGTGACTGTTCAAATAACTCTACCCAATCGTCAAAACCATAGCCAGTTTGAGTAGCCCAAGCATGTACATACAGCTCTTTCTTTTGAGGGTGTACAATCTCTTCAGCTACTAATACTCCAGCCAAGTCCCCTTGTTCGTCGATGCCTGCTAGCAACCAGAGCTGGTCGTTCATAAGATCTTCCAGCATATCTGATGCCATCCGTTCACCGAGACTATGATCTAGGGCTTTGTCTATTAAAGGTTTGATGAGATGCCAGACTCGTGGTAGTTGCCACGTCTGTATGTTTTCAATTCTCATCCTTACTGACTCGTTTGTTATACCACTCGACCACTGAGCGTTGCCCGGCTAAGTACATGACTTCGCCGATGCTTTGCTTAGGATGTGGATTAACGGGTGGGAAATTCTCTTCAAGTTCTACTTGTATAGAACTAATGGTTGGTCCGATGATGGACTCAAGCATATTGTGGGAGGTTGGTGTTTGCATGTTCAAAGAATGCTGGCATGCGAGCTGCTTTTGTGTCAGAAAACTGTGGGGCTTTGCCCTGATACATTAACTGATCGCTTGCATCCAGCCAAAATTTTTTGCTTAAATATTTATCAGTATTGTTTTCTGTTA